ACCACCACCAACTGCAGGAAAAAATCATGTAAGAACTGGTATGGAAGCAATAAGATTTGATCGTGGATCAAAATATGTAAGGGCATTATATCATTTAAGTTTAAACAAATCAAAAGAAAAAGAGCATGTTATGTTTGTTGATGCTGATGATTTTATTTCTTGTAATCTTGCTAAGTATATTAATGAAAATCAAAACTATGATTTAATGGCAATATACAAATCATACTGTTTAATTAATTCTAAAAAAATAAGTTTGATTGATGATTTTAATTTACATGCTTTTTCTTATACAGGTATTATGAACTTAGAATATCTTTTAGATGAGTTACATTTTGAAGGTTTAAATAAAGATAATATAACTCAATCTGATATATTTAATTGCTCTAAAGAATATTATTTAAAGTTTATTATAGGATCACATGAACAAACATTAAAATATTTTTCTGTTAAAAATAATGCTAAGATATTAGATGTGAACTTTCCAGCTGCAATTTATAACTGTTCTCATAACGAACAACATTCATCAACATCATGGTTTGACGATGTCTCAAAACATAGAAATTTTATTATAAGTAATCTAACAGATGAAATAAAAAAGGAGTTCAATATAAAATTATTATGATTATAAGTCACTCAAAGAAGTTTATATTTTTAAGATGCCGTAAGACTGCCAGTGCTTCGGTTCAGCAATACTTTGCTGATCATATTGATCCTGAAATAGATTTTGCTGGTCAAATGACAAGTTTAAATTTTCCAGGTATCAACGATAATAGAATAGCAAAAAATCCACATGTTGCATTAACAACAGCATTAAGAAAAGGCAAAGAATATAATCTAATGCAAGATAAGTTAAAAGATTATTTTGTATTTTGTTTTGAAAGAAATCCATATAGAAAATGTATATCGCATTATTTGTATCATCACCAATATACTGAAATAGAACAACACAAATGGTTCAAAGATATGTCATTTCAAAGATATGTTTATCATCCATCTAAACCTACTGATAGACACATGTACACACAAGGTGCAAAAATATTAGCAAATCATGTTGCAAAATTTGAGAATATGGACCAAGAGATGGAGTTTATCTGTAAGAAAATAGGTATACCATACACAGGATTGCCCCATTTACATAAGGGAAAATCAGATATTGTATTAGATGAGTGGTACACACAAAAAGAAATGAAAGAAAGAATAAAAAAGTTGTTTAAATGGGAACTTCAAACATTTAACTACAAATACGAATAATATAGATATTTTGTCATATAAATAGTATAAAAAGGACATTTTATGGCAGAACCAGCAAGTAGAGAACAACTAAAACAGTATGCTTTAAGAACACTAGGTAAGCCTGTTATTGAGATAAATGTTGACGATGACCAACTAGAAGATAGATTGGATGAGGCATTACAATATTTTGCTCAGTATCATTACGATGGTGTTGAAAGAGTATATCTTAAATATCAAGTAACACAAGCAGACAAAGACAGAATTTTATCACCAAATGGTGACTCGACTATTACTGCAACTAAAGGATCAGTAACTTCAACATATAAACAGGCAAACAACTATATTATAGTTCCTGAAACGGTATTAGCTGTAACTAGATTATTCCCTCTATCAAGTAGAGGAAATCAAAATATGTTTGATGTTAGATATCAATTAAGATTAAATGACTTATATGATTTTTCTTCAACATCTATCATTCACTATGATATGGTAATGAAACATTTAGATTTACTAGATCATTTATTAGTGGGTGAAAAACCAATTGACTTTAATATGCACAACAATAGATTGTACATTGCAATGGATTGGAAAACCGATATTCAAGTAGGCGAATATCTTGTTATCGAGTGTTATAGAAGATTAGACCCCTCTGAAAATACAGATGTGTTTAACGATATGTATTTAAAGAGATATGTAACATCTTTATTTAAAAGACAATGGGGAACTAATTTGTCTAAATTTGGTGGAGTTCAAATGATAGGTGGTGTTACACTTAACGGATTAGAAATCTATCAACAGGCAAACCAAGAGATACAAACACTTGAAGAACAAATAAGAGGCACATTCGAATCACCTGTAACATACATGGTGGGATAATAGAGGAGAGATAAAGTGGCTGTTAATCATTACTTTCAGCACGGAATGGGTATTGGTTCCGAGTCTGAACAAAACTTACACGAAGATATAATCGTAGAGTCTTTAAAGATATTTGGCCACGATGTATATTATCTGCCGAGAAAACTAGTTAACCATGATTTAGTTTTAGGTGAAGATGTTTTAAGTCGTTTTGATCATTCATACTTAGTTGAAATGTATATGGAAACAACTGAAGGTTTCCAAGGCGAACAAGAATTAATTAGTAAGTTTGGATTAGAGATAAGAGAAGATACAACGTTTGTTGTTGCAAAGAGAAGATGGCAATGGCAAGTTGATAATCCTGCAACACAGATAACTGAAGGAAGACCTAACGAAGGTGATTTAATATTCTTTCCTTTAATGAATTCATTTTTTGAAATACAGTTTGTTGAAGATCAACAACCATTCTTTCAATTAGGAAATCTACCTATCTATAAATTAAGATGTACTAGATTTGAATATTCTGGTGAAAGAATACGAACTGGTAATGCTGTTATGGATCAGGCAGAAACAAAATACTCACTAGATATTTTACAATGGAAAACTTTATTAGAAGATAATTCAGGTGCATTAGTTTTAGAAACATCATCTGCTAGTGAAAGTCACCACATTATTAGTGATGAGTATCAGTATGAAGAACAAACAAGACAATATGCTGACAATGAAACATTTGAGGCAGACGCTGGTTTTGGAACTGAAACTACAACAGATGATATAATAGACTTTAGCGAACTTAACCCATTTGGGGATCCTAAGGATCCAGAAGGATTTTTATAATGTTTAATAGTCCATATTTCTACCATGAAACACTAAGAAACACTGTTGTTGCTTTTGGAACAATATTTAATAATATTCATATTCATAGAACAGATAGTGATAATAAAGTTATTCAAAAAATAAAAGTGCCATTATCATATGCACCTAAAGAAAAGTTTTTAACAAGATTAGAACAACAACCTAATTTAGAAGATAGAGAGTTTGCTGTAACATTACCTAGAATGGGATTTGAGATTACAGGTATTAACTATGACTCAGCTAGAAAGTTAAATAAATTATCTTCAATAAGAACACCAGGTTCAACAAATGATACAGTAAATGTTGTTTATAATCCTGTACCATATAATATAAGTTTTAATCTTTATGCCTTTACAGCAACTGCTGAAGGTGGTTTACAAATCGTTGAACAGATTATGCCATACTTTGCACCTGATTATACTATTACAGTTAATCTAATTAGAAGTATGAATATTAAAAGAGATGTACCTATTGTATTAAACAATGTAACTTATGATGATACCTACGATGGTTCATACACACAAAGAAGAGCAATCAACTGGACAATGTCATTTACTGCTAAGACATATCTATTTGGTCCTGTAAATGAAGGTGGTAAAGTTATCAAAAAAACTATTGTCGATTTATATACAGACACAGATACATCAAGCACTAGAGAGGAAAGAATTATTACTGTTCCTAATCCTACATCGGCAAATGCTGATGATGATTTTGGATTTACAACAACTATACAAAACTTTAGTGACAGTAAGAATTTTGATCCTGGCGACGGCACAGATAAATAGATTAAGGAAATATTATGAGTATAGATGAAAAAATAAATGAAGCACTTGGTATCTCTAACGATAAACCAGTTACAAAGGCTGTAGTTAAACAAGAATACACTCCGCCAGTTCCTAGAGTTGAAGATAAGGAAAAGGGTGATGTTGATAATGACTACAAATATAGTAGAGAGAACTATTACAATCTTATAGAACGAGGCCAAGACGCAATACAAGGCATACTTGATATTGCAAATCAAAGTCAACATCCTAGAGCATACGAAGTTGCTGGAAATTTAATTAAACAAGTTGCTGATACAGTTGATAAGTTACAAGACTTACAAGGTAAACTAAAGAGTCTTAAAGAAGTTCCAAAAAACACAAACAATACAAACATCAAACAGGCGCTTTTCGTAGGTTCTAGTTCGGAACTTCATAAGTTATTAAAGAATAAAAATAAAAATGTGACTGCTGAAGAAGATAAAGATTTTACGGAAACAAAAGATGTCAAATAACGATCACCAATATTTAGGAAACCCAAATTTACATAAGGCAAATACTCCTATAGAATACTCTGAGCATGAGGTTAGAGAACTTGCAAAGTGCATGGAAGATCCTATATATTTTATTTCTAATTATATTCGTATTGTAAGTATTGATGAAGGTTTAGTTCCTTTTGAATTGTACAAGTTCCAAGAAAGAATGGTTGATACATTTCATAATAATAGATTTACAATATGTAAGTTACCTAGGCAGTCTGGTAAATCAACAACTATCATTGCATACTTATTACATCAAGTTATCTTTAATGATAACTTTAATGTTGCCATACTTGCCAACAAAAGTTCAACTGCTAGAGACTTATTAGGAAGATTACAACTTGCATATGAAAACTTACCTAAGTTTCTTCAACAAGGTGTATTAAACTGGAATAAAGGTTCTTTAGAATTAGAAAATAATTCAAAGATTATGGCCGCCTCAACTTCTTCAAGTGCAATTCGAGGTGGTTCATTTAACATAATCTTCCTTGATGAGTTTGCGTTTATACCTGCCAATATAGCAGATCAGTTTTTTAGTTCAGTTTATCCTACAATATCATCTGGTAAAAAATCTA